GTTTCCCAGTCACGATCCTCATCATTTCTACCAACCTGGCCATAATCATCTTTTTGGGCGTTTTCAAAAGGCTTGGGCATCTTCGCACCCTCCACGCCTTGCATACTTAACTCTTTCTTACTTGGTGCTAAATCATCACTACTGCCAGAATCACCAGACTTAACCTTTTTAATATCTGACTCACTAGCTCCCTCACCAAGTACGGCTGTAGTCTTACCCCTTAACTCATCAGAATCTAATCCCTCAGCTTCTTCATTTAAGAAACCATCGGCATCAAACTTCCTACCTCTTCTTTTTTTTAAAGCGTCTCGCAAAATGCTTGCGTCCATTACTATACTCCCTCTGGTGGCGGTGGTAACTCTTCACCTGGCATTTCTGTCTGTTCCTCTGCCAACACGCCCTGAAGCATCTCGTTTTCTGCCTCTTGAGCAGCAGTTGATTCTTGCATTCCTGGATCAAGCCCCGCTCCCTCATCCATAGTCTCTGGAACTGTCATATCTGTCATAAAGGCTAAATGTTCCTCCATACAGATTAACAAATTTTGCTGACCAATTGGTGTTAGCTTCTTAAATTTCTCTGATTTTCTATACCTATTATATTCCTGAAATAGAAATGGATGATTATCAAACTCTAAAACTGGTGGCTTAATATCCTCCTCAATCATCTTAATATGCTCATCAAACTGAGCAGAATCTAAACTATGATCTTTCCAGGCCTCCCCTAATTCTCCAAACTCTAGCATATTTAATACATTTTCTAAGACTTTAGGGTCAGTAGGATTACCAAAATAACCACGCTCATGAAGATTAATAATCTCCTGTCTACGCAAAGTCTTTGATCCAGGAATAGTAGAACCACGAACAACAGTAACATCAACATTGCCTTGTAAATCCTCTCCCTTAAATGATTTTACAGCATATTCCATGCCCTGGCCTGAAATCTTTAAGATTCTTGGATAATCATAATAAGCCTCTACATACTTAAGCATATGACGACCAAGATCCGCATAAGCGTGCTCATTATTCTCAGTAATAGTACCAATCCTTGTATCATCCATTTCTTGTAGAAACTGCATTCCAATTGCAGGTATACCAGCACTTGGTAAATCACCCTTTGATATTTCTCCAACACCACTAACCTCATTCATCATACCTTTAATATAATCATCTTCATTATAAGCATATTGTGGTATTGGTGGAGCTTGTAGATAAGCTGGTGGCGGAGCGTTCGGCACAGCATTGTACTCTACAACTTCCCCAGATTGATCGTTAAGAGCAGATTCCATAAGACCTGCTCCCTTAGCAACCATATACTTACCATTAAGCATACGATTAACCCACTGGCTGCGTTTTGTTAGATTTCTATTGTATTGATCTTGTAAGTTTCTAAGGTGAGTTATGGTAGACTCAGAATTAAACTTACCACCCACAAGAATATCATCAAACTTACTAAAAGGAAGCTCATCAATTGGTAAATCATCGTCTTTTAATAACACCCCGTTTGCACAGATTACGTGCCTGCCTAACGGATTCTTATAATTAGGTCTTTCATAATAACTTAACTCAATCGCTGCGTTTTTAATATAATTACTAGACCCAGATCCAGTACCCACTTGAGCATTAAAACTATTAATCCTGTTTTCATATTCTAATGATTGTAGCCAAACGCCTTCAGGCTCTACAATATGCCCACGCTCTGGGTAATGTGTTCTAAAATAACTAATTGGTCTAATCTTAGCATGGATTACATAATTGCAATCCTCCATTGATTTAGCCAATGGATCAACAAACACCTCAAACGGGCTAGCTACATCGACTCGAATATCTCCTAAAGTAGTAAACGTTAATTGACCATCTTCACCAATACTAGGAAGCTTTGGCCCTAAAGTAGGGTCCCAACAAGTCTTTAGAAAAGCATGACCACATTGCTGCATCCACATAGTCATTAATAATCTTTTCTTATTAATTCTTTGCTCATCCCACAATTGATTGATGATATACACACCAAGCCTAGCTGCTTCCCTATCATCATCAGATGTAGAATTAGGCTTAACATCGTACCTTGGTGGGGTCTTTGTAAGCCTAGCTAGTCTGTTTTGAATATTCGGTAATATGTAGTTAAACTCAACACGATTACCCCGTACATTGCGAGTAGGCATATTGATGGGTCTAAAGACCCTAAGTGTTGTGTCATAAAATAAATTAGTGTAGCCCAACAAATAAGCAGAGTTAGTAAGCCACTGACCCTCAGAAATAATCCTATTAGCTGTAGACCTGATTTCTTCGATTTCATTTCTAACATACCCTACGATATCTTTTTCAGCCTCAGTCTGATCTGCTGCTGCTTCGATTTCACTTTTCTTCCCTGTCATAAAGTTTTCGAGTCGTTCCCTGACTCTTTCAAAGGCCATCTTTCCTCCAGACTTATGAGCCTAAACCTAATATTCCATTTAGTTCATTAGCTCTTTGTGTGTCGTATGGGTCTACTGTCATCTCTTCTTTAGGCTGTTCCTTAATAGGCTCTGGTGCTAGATACTTCTTAGTCTGAGCATATTCACCATAGTTTCTAGACATAATCTTATCAATTAAATCATTAACCTTGTAAAACCAGAAAGCATTACTCATAAGTAATAGAATACCAAAAAAGACAATAATTACCAATTCTAAAGACATTATTTACCCTTTTTAACAGTAGAAGAACTATCTAATTTAACCTTACTATGGCCAAACAACTTCTCATTAACTGTCAGAGCATCACTTTTAACAGACTCTTCAAATCTGCCCTCTTCATAAACTCTAATGTTTTTATAATCTATATAACCTACTTTTGATGGATACTTGTCTTTTAATATCTGACTCATTACTTCTTTAGTACAGTGTAGGACCTTTATCCCATGTGACTTAGCTAGCGTTACGTTAGTCTCCAATCCCTCTAAAGAATCTACAACTTTATCAGGACTTAAAACCTGTTCTTTATTAAAAAACTCAGCCTTTTTAGGCTTTTTATTCTGCAATCTATCTAAATTAGCCTGATGTTTTTCTCTAGGCTTTGCTAAAGCTTCTTTAGTTGGGTCAGTATGTGTGTTGCTTATTGATGTTGTTGATGTACCACTTTTCGTAGTCTTTACTGTTTGGTGCTGGCTCACGCTCGATCTCCTTTCTTGCGCTTGGTGCAAAAGCAATCTCTTCAATGCTTGCTAATGCATCTAATATGTCATCATACCTACCCCTTGGAAATTTTGAGTATTCATCCTCTAAATCTACCAAGCCTCTTTGGTGGTATATGCGTCCATGATAATATCTAGGGACTAAAGATAGTATTCTTTGCTCTTTAGTTTTATCTGGTCCCCTGTTAATCCCTATTACTGGGACCACTTTAGCACGTCTTTTCATTTCTTCATCTAAAAAATGCATTAACGCTTTCTGATATGCCACCGTTTCAACACCAATAGCCATTGGCTTGTATCTCTCATTAAGCTCAAATATTAGCTCAATAGTCTGTGTGGCATTAATCCGTTGCCTTTTAGCTGCTTCTACATACCAAAAGCCCTGTTCATCCACATGGACTACCACATAGGCCGTATAATCAGCAGTCTCTTGCATTGAAATAGCAGGATCTACAAACACAAATGTATAATGAGAAATAGGTATAGAATCAAATATCTGAAGCCATGACTTTTTAAAATCCTGATCATCTCCAGGGATAATCTCATTTTGATATTGGTTAGCATAAATATATGGTCCCTGAATCTTACGCTGCTCTGATAAAAACTCCTCACTTAAACGTGAGGGAAATAACAAAGAACCATCCTCACGACGTGCTTTGTCATAAACTACAGACCATGTGTGTTTATCTGTTTCTATTTCAAATAGCATTTATATTAATGGATTCCTGGCCCTGGCTGACATCTCTAAATAATCTTGAACTTTTTTAGTTTGTTCCTTTGTTGGCGGACCATCTAGAGCTTGCTGAACACTCTCCCCAACCTTGTAAGTAACTGCGGTCCACTCATCCTTAGATATTGGATCTTTATCACCAAATAAGGCATATAGAGCTTTAAACAGCCACTCCACAAGATAGGGTAGAATTAGTTTAATCAGCCATTCTTTCATTATTAAGCCGCAGGCTCATCTGGCTTTAAAAAGTCTGTTAAGAATTTATCCACAAACTCAAAAGCAGCATCGTCATAGCTGTTCTCTGTTCCTGCCACATAGTCTTTTAAAAAACCACGTAAATACTCTTCATATAGTGCTAAAAATACTCGCTTCCAGTCTCCCATAATTACTCCTTATTAGTTGATTGTTCTATAATTATTGTAAGCTTACCCTCAATTCTGGCAAGCCTTTGAGAAACATTATCTATTTTAGTTTGAATATTGTTAAGCTTTTTAATCTCTGCTGCATTTGCTTTTGCAGTGTGACTAATATCAGATAACCACATAATGCCACCAACTAAAAAAGCTGCTGATGTACTAACTATTCCTAACGGCAAAAGAGTGTTTGAATTAATAATCATTATCCATTCCATCCACTAATTGGCACTCTGGCCTCAATAACTATTGTATTATTACTCCCAACTGAAGTATCAGCTCCAATCACTGTGTACGTATTTGAAGCCGCTCGATCTGTAATATATATATTTGTAGCATCGCTAGAGTTATAAAATAAGCTTAAGTCTTTTGGGTCTGTTGTAGCACCATTATCCAGCCTCTCCGCTGTACCATACCGATGAGCCTCATCGTCCCCGATTAAAGACGTGTCTGGCGTTAAACCAGTTGGCAAATTAAAATAACCATTAGCTGAGGTGACGGTTCCTGCTGTCACAGCACCATATATAACTACGTATTTACCATCTCTATACCAAAACATATTATTATTAGAAACCGTCCCAAACCCATTAAATGTAGGCGTATAAGCTGTTGGTGTTTGAGGCGTTGATCTTTCTAATACATACCAAGTAGTACCATTACTAATCATGGTTATTGTTTCAAACTCAGTATCTATCGTAGTCAAACCAGTTAAAGTAATGGCATTAAAGTCTGTACTTGTTTTTTGAATCTTAATTTGACGACCAGTATAGCTCGAGGCTGTTGGCATTGTGATGGTTATAGCACCACTTGTAGAATCTGCCCTAATTACATCATCAGCATCTAAAACAGTATAAGGACTGTCTCCATCATCAATAGGAGTTACGCCAAGGTAAGTAGCACCTTCAGCTAACTTTGCCTTAGTAACTGATCCATCAAGTAAACTAAAAGCTGTCCTAAATAGTCTCATAAAACAAAAGCCTTTCCTTGGCATAAGCCTATTATAGCTTACTTTTTAACTTTTTTTAAGGCCTTTACTGGCTTAACTGGTTTAACCAATGCCTGCTTAACAAGCTCTAAGCTTTGGTCTAGCACCTGATGTTCTTGCTTAGTTCCTCTATAAGCATCACATAAGCCCTGTAAATTGCCTAAAGCCACTTCTGTAGTTAATTTCTGTCCTTGCATATTGTTACTCCTTATTCTTCTAATTTTGCAATATCTGCATCTAATTTAATTTTATATGAAGCTAAATCTGGTATTTGATCCGTCGTTATATCAGATTGTGATTTAAGTATCGGCAATACATGAGTCTTACATAGATTAAACAACTGATTGGCCTGAGCATCACTAATGTTATCTACTATGAGCGCCCATAAATCAGGAACATATCTAATAACTAATTTCTCATTGGCCTTTAATAAATCTCTTTTTTCTTCAATTGTTGCCATTATTTCTCCTATACATCATCAATTAAAAGTAGCTGATAACTAACACTAACAAACCCAGTTGTAGCACTGGTCGCAAACGCTTGAGCCTTTATATCAGTTTTACCTGGTAATAAAAAGGGATAATCAATCTCTTCTATTATATTGCCCTGAATACTTCTTAATATAATTGGAGGGAATCTATTTCCTAAAAATGGCGCACTAACATCATCAGCATTAGTTCTAATTAATCCATATACGTTAACTGGCTTTGCCGCCTCAACTGTCGCTCTTAATCTAGTTAATAAAGCCTGCTTTCCATTAGGAACAGTATAATGACTCATCTGAGAAGTCCCAAGCCCTCCAAATGTTGCGTTAAACTGAATAGTACCTCTAGTTGCTCCACCACCGGACACCCTTAGTGTAATGGTCCCAGCATTACCAGCGTTATAAGTTCCACGAGACACAACTCTTATTCTAAATACTCTTATAAATGTATTAGATAAAGAAACTGCACTAGTCCCATTCATCGTTACATTTTCAGTCTGTAAATCCCAATTAGCATCTAATCCTTGAACCTCTACAATCCTGGCACCAGATCCAGCACTAGTATCATTAGCACTAGACGATAATATCTCTAAAGACTCAGCAGATGTTGGATAAGTAAGAACACCGCCCGTTGACCAGATATCTGTTAAAGATGTCCCCACTGAAGCATAATCACCAAACTTATCAACCTTATCCCAACCAGAATATTTACCTAAAGCAATATCTAATGGAGCTGGCAAATTCCTAACAATCAATGCATCTGCATCTTGAGCCACAGATAATGATCTAGGAGCTTCAAGAGATGGCATGGCGCCAGCCATAAAAGTAGAACTAAATGAAGACATAGCACTAGAACCATTAACAACTCTTAATCTAGCGTAAGGCCTTGTGACAGAAAGCCTATGCACTTCATTTAAGTTAGCAAAAACATTATATGATAAAGAAGATTCAACCGTAGACCCATCAGGGGAAAAATCAAAAATTGCCGTACAATCTTGATCCGCTAACACCGCCATCATAACCGATGGATAAATTCTCACATCATACCAGTCACTTGTATATGTAGCCGATCCACTTAAAGGCGTTGTGTCTTGCTCTAATACAGTTCCTCTATCTCCACTAAATGCTCTAGACATCTAAAACCATCCTTCTGTGCTGTCATACGCTATAATCAAAGCCTCACCATCACCTAATGTAAAGTCTGAATTAGCACCTAATAAAAGCTCCGAACCATCAGGACTAACTGTTACATCATTAGCTGATGATCCCACATTTACAATTCTATATTTTTGACCCTGCACCCCAGCAATTAAATTAACTGTAATTGCAGCGCTATCTGTATCCACAAATATAGTTTCATCCGTAGTTAATGTTGAATAAGGCCCACTTGTGACTCTGGTTATGTTTTTTCTTCTACCCGATTCTGTAGTTAATATTCTTTTTTGAATTAATTCCGTTGATGTATAACTAGCCACCCAATCACTTGCATAAGTACCGGTAGAACCAATAAAGAAATCAATCAAACCACCTGAAGCATTAGCAAATATTGAAAGACCTTTACTGTTTGGCAGTGATCTAACAATTCCATAATCAGCATATGCCTGAATGACTCCAGCCACAGGATTAGCGAATACTTGAATACCTTCTAATCCACCTGAATCCACTCGACACTGGACACCACTAAAAGAACTAGCTCCACCGTTAGCATTTTGAATTGTTACTAATGTGTTATCGTTCTGGTCCCTGGCAATAGCTAATGGGATCTGATTACTAGAAGATGCTGCGCCACCCATGCCTATGTTTCCATAGGTAGCACCAGAGTCTTCCATAAACTCCATAGCCTCAATACCATTTACAACATCAGCATAATTTCCACTTGCTTTCCAATATCTACCTGAATCCGTATCTGAACTAAACGAATAACTAGGAACCGATAACGTCCCATCTCCAGCTTGAATCTGGCCATCAAGCCTTGTCACACCAGTATCAACTAATATGGCATAGTTATTCGTTCCCTCTGTCATCACTTCTTCAATATATATCTGAGCTGTATTTGTAACTGACCCGCCACTAAGTGAAAGCTTCAAGTCCTCCATGTGAATGCCAACAACATGAGTCTTAGCATTAGTAATAAGCATTGTGCCAGCTGGAATACCAGGGCCTCTAGTATTTATTAAAGAAGATATTGCCCATGAAGCTGCTGTATTAAATGCCCTGCCATCTAATGGGTCAAATGTTAAAAGACCTGAACCCCTTAAAGCAGTTCCCTGATTGCCCACAAACACTTGACCATAAGGCTCACCAGCCTCAATTCTTGGAATAAACCTCACATCACCCTTAGTATTAGAAAACTGAACAGGTAACGCTAAAGGAATAGTATTATCAGCCTGAAAGCTAATAATCCCAGTCGTTGATTGAATTGTAAACGTAGCCTCACCAGCTAATATGCCAGTTCTAATAACTAAAGAGTTTGTTGCAGATGCGGCCTGTAAACCTAAATCAATAACTAAATTATTTGTAGGCGCTACTCCAAATCCACCAATGTCTTCAAACTTTAATGTAAAGGTCCCACCTTCTGTTAAACCAGTACCACCACCACCTACATTAAATGTATAATCAGTGTGAGAGCCAGTACCAGCAGCACCAGCGAAAACAACAGCCTCTCCACCTGAATTGTTTAAATATAATGTTCTAATAGAATTGGTAGACGTACCAAGATCATAAGTACCATCCATACTTGGAACTAAATGAGATGTAAAACCAATACCATCTGTAGTGCCTGGATCAAATAAATATAAACCTGTTGTTGGTTCATTAATAAATTTAAGTGAGGGAGCGCCGACCGTTCCGTCATTAAGACAAAAGTCACCATCAAATGTGCCAGAAAATGTTTGATTAAGGTGAGAATTAAGCGCACCACCTGTAAACATTAGAGCATCCCTAATGGTGGACTAACGGGTAGTGTTGGTAAGCCTGTAGCTCCATGACTAAACGCTTGAGCTATTGCTACCGTTGCAGTTTGTCCTGCTGCTGCTAAAAAGAAGTGAGCCGGACCATTAACACTTATTATTTCTGTGTTTGATATTGGATAACCTGAGCCTATGCCATATGATAATCCGTCTGTTATTTCTACACTAAATGATGAGCCTACTGTTTTAAGTAAGAACCCATTTTGAAAAGACCCAGCTCTAAACTCGGTGACAGTGCTTGGTCCCAATATAATTTGTGTGCCACCAAGGAGGAAAGCTTTAGACACATTATTACTCCGCTGTGAATTTTCTCATTACTTTAACAGTGTGAGTGTTGCCTAAATTAACTACATTAAATGAACCTCTAAACTGCTCCACTCTTAATAAAGGGTCTGAAGAGTTAAATGCAAAGAAACCAAACGAACCACCAGTGGTTAAGCTACTACCACCAACTAAGTAAGTGGCTCCTGCTGATATCCACACTCCCCGTTGTCTTGGCTGAGCAGATACTCCGGTAACAACACCAGTTCCTAATACTAAATCTTCTACCTGAATTGAATATGTGTCTTTATTCGCTGACATTGTTAATCTCCCATTAACACTAATGTTCTAAATCCTAATCTAGCTCAAAACCTAAAGGCATTATAATTCCTTTAAAGCTTCTTTAAGTTCTGCTTTAGCTTGTTCGACTAATGGTTGCACTCTCCAGCTAGCATCATGTTTTGCTCTTTCATCAAGAGCAGCTAGTAGGTCCCAAGCTTTGCATTTAGCATTGTCTAATGGGCTTGCTTGTTTTAGTTCTAGCTCTTCAGGTTTTACTTCTTTGACAACTTTTACGACTTTCTTTTTCTTTTTACTTACTGCCATTTAATAATCCTTTACTTAAATTACCTTCGCTTAAATCCTTCATGGATAAAACTTCTCTTAGGATGAATCCAATTAGGTCATCTTCTGAGTATCGAGTCCCGATTATGGCATAGAGTCCGTCTGGCTCCAAGATATTTAGATTATAACGGAAATGGTCAACCACACCAATTGCTAGCTCTGGTGTTCTAGTGTTAGCCCTCGAGTTGTAATCATCACCAATGATCACATCGTAATGCATACCGACTTTTGTAGAGCCTATACCACCACAAGTGATGCTTGCTTCTTTGAATTTCTTGGTGCGGCTAGCCACAATTATCTGAGATTCCTGCCATACTGGACCCTCCAAATCACCATATAGCTGCATAAAGTCATTTGATTTTATATGGTCTTTGATCACTCGCAGGTACATGATGGAGTTAGAATACAGCTCAGAATCAATGAGAATCCTCAAATTCGGGTTTTTAAGCAAAAGCCATAGTGGATAGCATATTGAGCATAAGGTACTCTTAAAAGAGCCCCTAGGGACAACCACGAGCTTTCTTCGTGTACTCGATTCTAATGCTGTTATGATTTCTTTATGCGTGTCAGCACAAACTTCATTATATCCAAGGAAGTGAGCAAAACGATACATGCTCCTTGTTAATGCATATCTTTGGGCCTCTAGTAATTGTTGCTCATTAAGCTTGTTTAAAATACTCAATGCCTTCCTCTGGTAATTTCCGATAACGCTTTTTTTAAAGATATGATTAAAGCCTTTTGAGTTTCAAATGTTATTTTCTTTTCTTTGCTTAAAATATCATCAAGAGCTTTGTTAATTGCTAAAGCATACTCTTTGTTGTGAGCTGCTATTACCGCAAGATAGGCACCCATCTCATACTTGTCATCATCCTCACTCGGACTCTCCAGCTTTGAGTTTGATCGGCGTAACGTCTTTGATTTTTTTGATTTCTTCTTCGCCATCTAACAAAGCCTTTACCTCTTCTAGCAACATATTTTTAGAATCTTCTAGCTCAGCTCCAGCCTCCGCAGCCCCCCCTGATCGTGACTGGGAAAC